ATTTTAGCCCAGCCTCTAGTTCTTCCCCTCAAGTAGAAATGCCAACAGCGTCAGACCTTTTTACAAACCATGCGCTGGTGAAAGAAAACCCATGGCTTGCAGTTGATGTTTTGATGAACCCAAGGCTTAGCTACATAGACTTGTCTACAGAAAGGTATGATGCCGGGCCTTTTGAGTATGACTGGGGTAATGGCCCCGCCCCAATAACAGATGATCTGGTTATATCTGCAAATGTTAGTTTGGTTGGCGCAGAAGTCAGGATATACGATCAGGATAATATCCCAGAAGGAAGCCTTGGTTCTAACTTAGGAGGGGTTGAGTCCTGTTCCACAAGTACCTATACCTATACCGGCCTAAGAAATAATCTTGTTTATGTTCAAATCATGAAGAATGGTTATGTCGAATATGGACAGGAGATCACAATAACCGAAGGGGGTTCTTCTTTACTAGCAAAGCTGGAGGTTGAGAGAAATGCCTGACCTTACACTTCAAGGAGCCTACGCTAACCAGTTTACCCGTGATGGTGTGAGGGGTGATTACAACCTTATCTCCTCTAAACAGGAGCCTCTTGGACAGTGGCCAAAGAAATTAAATGATGCTGAGGTCTTTCAACTTCTTGAATTTGCCCGTGGTTTTGAGTTGGAAGCCTACGATCTTGGAGTCAAGGAAGAACGTGATCGGGCTACGGCATATATTAATGAGATGAAGAGAAGGCACGAAAACCTTCTTGCAGAAATACGTAGGGAAAATGAACGCCTTGCTGAAAAATTAGGTCAACTCATAGGAGAACAGGAGTAAATTATGCAACCAGTTTTGATTGATTTATCCAATTACGATGTAGCCTTGGTTCAGTCTTCCCAAGGTCGGGCAGGGACCCCTGATGGTAACGTATTCTTCGATACGACCAATGGAACCATCGAGTTCATCACTCTGCAGGAGTTGGCTCAGGTGGACCTCGGTTCCGGTCTTGAGGCCAATCCCCTTGATGAGGTTCTTGGGATCAAGTTCGAGGCGGCTTATGCCTTCGAGAATCAAGAGCGGAAGGTTGATGAGACCCTTCGCCAGTACGACCGCTGGACCTCCGGCACCTTCAAGTTCGCTGGGGCCTACAGTTACATCAACTCGAAGAAACCGGCGACTGACGCTGACAGAAAAATCATCCGTGGCTCCGGTTGGAACGAGTACGCTCTTGATGGCGGGGTTGATCGTATCTTCTTTGGTAACAAAGGACTGTCCACGATTGAAGCGGCCAGCCAGCCCTACTACATGCTGTCAAGCTCCGCGAACCCCGACCTGAATACCCTCACTCCGGTTGACTTTGCCAAGCCGGGGCAATTTGACGAGGCGGTTCAGGTTTACGGCTCCACGGCCAATACTCCTTCAGATTCCGGGGCCGGGAATTTTGATACCAGGGCCTTTGAAGCCGTGTCCATTAGAACCTATGGTTACAACTTCGACCGGAAAGATACCGTCAATGACCTCGGTATCGCGGAACTTGGTGGGTACTCGACCGGCCTTGCTGTCAACGAGACCCAGCATTTGACTACCAACACCACAGACCACCCACTTGCCAGCGTCTACAATGCCGACTCAGCCCTTCAGGTTGGGGTGTGGCAGAACATGAGGATCGAAGAGGTGGACACCCCAGAAGTCAAGAGCGGATTCACTCAGGCTGATGGAAGCTTTTCTTGGATTCTCCGTAATCCGAACGGGGCCAGTCTTGCTCAATGTGTCGCGTACCTCGACGCGGTTGCCGCTGTCGATGTTGACATCAATGCTCATGCGGCCAACACCACCTATGGGAAGCGGGTGGAAACCTGGTACACATACTCGGCGGCAGGGAAGATCGTCCCCCGCTCCGGCACCGGGGTTGGAGGTCTCTTCATTGAGGGGTTGGTGGGGAACGACAAGCAGGATGTCATCTTCTACGACGACTCTGGGGCTATGAAGTCCTACCCCTTCTACTTGTCGGTCGTCACCACTGTTGGTGCTGACGCCGTTTCCGACCTGGAGGCATGGTTCCACACGTTCTTCGCCGCAGACTACAACACCGCTGGGGCCGTGACCGTGGAGAACTCCGCTACTAACCCTGTCAAAGGTAACGTCAATGCCTCGGCATTCCGTAGTGGTAATAACATCGTCTACGAATTTGACTATGATGGTGACACCCTTGGTGGAACGGCAGGGACCAACAAGAACGCCGTGTTTGTTTGCGAAGGCGATGGTGGGGTCACTCAGGCCAAAGCCCTCTACACCCTGAATAATGCCGCCGCCACGGTGACGGTTTCTTGCGTTCCCCCGGTGGAGAACAACGTCTGATGATTACCAGACTGCGAAGTCAGAAGCTTTCGATTGACCTCCCGACTCCAGACTCGGAGCCTTGGTTATCCATCATTGTTCAGCGTGTTGAAATGGACGACAACTACAAGACGCTGAATGTGGTGGATAACTGGGGCCGAGTTAACGTCAAGCTCTCTACCGTCATGATTGATGTGTATCCTTTGCAGGATCAGGTTAACCCTCCTCCGGGGTATATTAGTGTGGCTGGGATTTCTTACGCTCTGACCATCGCCGCCATGACGGAGATCATCAAAAAGTACGGCGGCTACATTGACAGTAACGGCTTTATCATCGTGGAGTAAACGATGCCTCTGATTGATCACATTGATGGGCCGAACCGTGACATATACCTCCATGAAGACACCCTTTCCATGGACACGATCCACCCCATCGACATTTATAAGGAGATGCGAACCCTCCGCAAGAACGATGAGGAGCTGAGGAAGTACGATGTGTTTCTCTCCGCCTTTGGCAATATCCCCAAAGGTCCGATCAAGGCGACAGAGCGGTACGTTATGTGTAATAGCGGAGCCAGAATTATCCCCTGTGGGGTTGTCAGCCACGCACTGACAATCATTGGGACCATTATCACGGATGATGGCCAGGAAGGGGTTGCCTGCTTTGACAGAAGTACCCTTCCGGGGTCCATTGAGGTGGACATTAACTACACCCCCAAGCAGGTGGAGGTGATTACGGTGGAAGTGTCCACAGGGGTGAGTACGGCTGACCGGATTCTTCTTGAGCAGGCCGCGAGCGAGGGTTCCAAGGGGCGCAAGATGCAGACCAACAAAGCGATCATTTCCGGGGATGAGCAGAGCGTCAGCATCTACGACGATGACGGCAATACCCTGCTACACCAGTTCAGTGTGAGCGTTGATAAAAAAACAAGGACACCTGTGTAATGTACCCAGAGTGGCTCTCAGGAGGCCCAAGCGTTTATCCAAGGTGGTTGTCTACCTTGGTAGAGATCGTCGTCCCAGTGGCTGTACAGCGCTTTGCACGACGCTCTTTGGTTTATCTTAAGCAGACTTTCTTGTCGAGGACATAATGCCACAGACCTTTTACCGGGAATCTCTTGTTACCTTCTTTTTCTCCTCATCTTCCAAAACAACAGGTTCCGTGAGCAGGGTGTCAATTGTTTCCGGGTACAGGTTTCTATACTCTTCTGTGACGCGAAAGTTTTTTTCCAAATCAAAACAGCCCCTGGAGGCTTACAATGGGTAAACTTTATGTAGACGAGGTTGGGATTCTGATCGAGCTTGAGACTGGCGCTGATCTAACGGATGTGACTTCTCAGGAGATTCTCTATAAAAAGCCTGACGGGACAAGTTCTTCATGGTCTGCGTCGATTGTAGACAGTACGCTTCAGTACACGACTGTTGCCGATGATCTCGACCAGGACGGCGACTGGATTCTTCAGGCGCATATTGTTGGGACTGGGTTTGATCTGGTTGGTGAGACTGTCGTTATGCAGGTTTATAAGCGTTGGCGGTAGGTTCAGACCCACGACATGAAAAAAGCCCAGCGCGAACTGGGCTTAATTCTTTGCCTACCTTTTCCAGGTGGTCACTAGGCCTCGATCTCCTGAGATGTAAGCCCTTGATATAACAGTTGGGCCATCGTGTCAACCAAGTCTTCGTCGTTTAGAAGCTCCTCCTTTCCCATCAAGAACAATACCCAGTGGACAACTTCATGGATATAAGCCTGCTCCAGAGTCTCCTGCTTTAGCTCTCCAACAGCGATAGCGATCTCCTGGCGGTGGTAATAAGCAGCGCCTATCTTCCCCTTCTCTAAAAGACTATTATCAACGACTGTCCTTATCGGGATTCCATAAAGATTAATCTTCGAAGGTATCCTTGGGGGCAGCTTTGAACCATTCTTTAGGGACATCGATGGCGACTTCGTGGGTGATCCAGCCTCTTCCATTCCCAGAGTCTTTCTTGCTTTCTCCTCCGAGCAGATACTCATGGACCCTGAAGTAGTATTTGGTTCTTCTGGCGTTGGCGGGGTCTGGCGTTTGAACCAATTGAACAAGCTGGACCGTATCTGTTGTGTGCCACGGAATTCTTTCAAGTTTCTTCCTTCTTTCGGAAACGGCAGATGACTGGCCTGCTGTCACCTGAACATAGACATGGCTACCGTCATTGCGCTTCCCGACAATATCGGCAGCAAAGAAATCAATCGATTGCCACTGTGTCCTGACTGGACGACGGGTGAGAATACAGCCCAATTTTTCCCGGCAATAATGTTCACCCGCTTTTTCTGCTTCGCTTCTTTTCGTCTTGGCGTTTTTCTTTAAAGCCATTTTCACCTCCTGCCCCCTACTGGTCTTGGTGGGGAACCATGCACCCTGTTAAGGGAGACAACCAGCAGGGGGCAACTGATTAAAGATATTCTTCAAATTGACAGACGATATTTTCAAGGCCTTCGTTAAGGCGAATAAGAGACCGATTTATTGCTTCTGCTTTTGAAATAAGGTTGTCGTTGCTTTGAGGTGGTAGGTCTTTTTCATCTTTCTGAGGAGCATCCCCTCTAAGCCTAATTAGGTGTGTTTCCAGGGCTTTTAGTTGTTGATGCGCCCTTTCTGTCTGCTTCATGTTTTCGTGAAGCCTGTGCTCCAGGGCTCCGCCGCTTCTTTCTGTTTGAGCATGATCGCACGGATCGGTCGTCGCATATCCATCCATAACTAATATGAACTCCCTTATTCGAAAATAGTGATTTTGAGCTGCTCAGGGCTAAACTGAACATCGGTTGTGGTAACGGTGATAGTGAACCACCGGGCCTGATCTGGAGGTACGACCATTCCATAATGGCTATCGAGAAAAGCAGAAATATCGCGTCCTCTTGCGTTGTAATAAAGATAGTTGCAGGCAGTAAAAGCAGCGACAAGCGAAGCAAAAAAGATAATCGGCCACAAGATAGTATTAAATACACCCATTCATCCTCCTAAAAAATTGTTGGTTCCTCTTTCTCCTCAGGGAGAACTCCTTCCTCTATACAGAGCTGCTTGTGTTGTGGGCAATGGTTTGCCACCGGGCAGAATTTAAAACAACGCTTCCTGGGGCTGTAATTCGTAATAACTTCATAACCCTTCTTTTCTTTGTACGACTCATTGAAGACAGCCTGAGCTTCCTTTTCGGTTTTGAAAGAGCGCGTTGCAACCTTGTTCCCCTTTTTCTTGATCGATACGTTTTTAACATTCTGCCACATCTCCTTCTTTGAGCAGGGGTAGGTATGGGCCAGGGTGAGATCGTCCATCTCAGACGCTCTCAGGAGCTTCTTTACACGGCTTTCGATATACTTTCTTTGCCGTTCTTTCCTCCAAAAGGGGATTTTGATGACCTGTATAGGAGCAGGCGGATAATCCTTTTTATAGCCCTCATGTTCTTTCCAGTCGAAGAGCAAAGCAATGATCCTGATTGCCTTGACGGGATAGCCATTCTCTTCGCAGAAATAAGCATAGACGTTAAGCTGCTTCTCCCAATCTTCGTAGTCACCTTTTGTCACCTTGTAGACCTTAGTTGATTTGTAATCCCTGATCTCCTCATTTCCGTAGCAGTCAAACTTCCCACTGATCCGAAGGCCGAGAACATCAATGTAAAGTCTCTTCTCGACAATAGAGTTCAATGATTGATGCCATCCTTCCTCTAAAACCTGGTGAGCAATGGAGCCGAGAAAAGACCAGAAGAAATCAGTCACATCCCTGACGACAAGATTGTTTTTGTTTTTTCTGGCGAGGATTGTTTGCTGGATTGGGGCGACGATTGTTGTAACTGAGTAGTCGTACTCCTCATCATCGTCTGCTGTATAGCGGTCTTTAAGGATTGCGTTGACGACTTCCTGTGGGAGCCCGTATTTGTTTGTAACTGTTGTCTTCATTTGTCTTTCCAATCATGGCTGTGGGAGTCCATACTTTTTAAGCTCCTGGATAACCTCTTCCTTGGCTTGGTCAACATGCTCAACGACGGAATCAAGACTCTCTGCATAGCCTGCCTTCTCGTCAATAATTCTCTGGAGGGCGTGGCCAAGGCTATTGTAGTAGCGTGACTTTCGACCTGTTGTTGGTTCCCCTGTTTTCTTGCTGATGCTGTGGGAAATCCGGACAACCTCCCAGCAGTTCTTATCCCTTTTGATTTCAAAGTCCTTCCCGATAGTGATGACCGGGAACCCCCTAATGTCTGTCATGTTTTTTCTCCTGAATCGAAGTGGATATTTTTTTGTAAATCTTATTCGTCAATTCTGTGATGTCCTGCTTTTCTCTATCGAGAGCCCATCTGTCTAAATGAAAACAAAAGGAGACGACTTCCCCGGTATCAATCATTGTTGCCTTCCCGCTGATTCTCTCCGAGGCCTTCATGACCTCGTAGGCAACATCGATCTCGTCAATTCTGTAGCTTTCAAACGATTGCCCCAAGAGAGCAGTCGAGGGGTTGTCATCTTCTTTCTCCGCCAAGACAACACCCCCCCGCAATGCTCTCACAAAGTCCTTTAAGACCGTTTGCTGTGACTGATAGTGTTGCCATAGTAGCTCCTAAAAAAAGGCCCGAATCAGCAGGAGGTGGGGGCTGATCCGGGCATAGCACGGGTGGTCGATGTGCTTGATTCTACAATGATCTTTTCGATGCTGGCAATTAAGCGCTCTTGTTCTTCAACAGACGTGGTGCAGATTGGGCAGGTATCCTGGCAATCTTTTCCGTGGGGGCAAGGGATACAGGGCATTATAGGTCTCCTCTTTTCTTTGCCTTGGTTTTTGTTCGGGCAACGATGTTGCTTCCGACACCAAGGTGTTTAGCAATTTCGATGTTCTTTCTTCCCTTTTTAACGTGGTGCATGATCTGGCGGTAGCGAAGGTCTAAAGCGTCTCTTGTCGAGGGGTCGTTAAGATTGACTGGGGCCTTTGGATTGCAATTCTTTTTGCAGGTTTTCTTTATAGCGGGGTCATTGCTGGCCTGCTTGAGGCGGCAACTTCTGCTGGTAAAGTTGATCTTTCCAGGCAGCAAAGGGCAGTGGATGTCATAGACCTCTTGCTTGAGTTCAACCATGTTTACACCTTCTGTCGAGTATCTGGCCATTCAAGTTCCTTTCTCACAAGGTTATAGATTTCGCTACTGACTTCCCCGGCAGTCAGGCCTGCTGTAGCCCCATGCTCGGCCATCTCCACGATATTTCTTATCAGAACCTGAAACTTCTGTACCTGAGCGTCGCAAATCTCTGCTGACGCATTTCTGCCGTGGACATAACCCTTTGTGTAAGAGTTTCCACACTCTGGGCATTTGACCATAAGGCCTCCCTTTTCTGCTTGAGATAATTTATAAGTTGGGATAGGATTCCTCCAACCTTATCTGTGGGGTTAAGGTATTTGCGGCCAGTCTCCTATTCCCTTGGGGCTGGCTGCTTTTTTTGTAATGATTTGTGAAATTCATAGACTGCATCTGCAAAGCGATCTGGGTTTGTAAGTTCGTTGGTCAGAGTAAGCCTTTTCATGCCGCAATATCCTGACCATATTTTTCTGTGTAGTTCTGGTGCCCACTCCTGCTTCTGGCAGAATCCCCAGAGTTTGCCGAATCCTTCCCAGGTAGAGAAGTTGTTTTGCTTTGACTTCATTGGTTTATTTAGCCAAGGCATTGGTTCGTGGCAATGTTTGCACCACACAGCACCACCTACTTTTAGCCAACCAATCGATTCAATTGAATCCTTTGGTTCGTGCCAACACCCACCTAAGACTTCTACCGTTAAATACTGGTCGCGGCTCATCAAAAGCCTCCGTTCGCTGCTACTCCCACAAACCACAAGGCGATTAATATTTTAATTGCTAAGACCGGCATCTTTCTCCTCCTTTACCCCGCACTCATTCCCATAGTCGATTATCTCTTGGTCAATTTTATCTATTTCTATTTCGTCTATTTTTGCCTTATATTTCCCGCCTCTCCACCAACGCTCAAGCTCCCCTGCATACTCTGCCCTTTTTCTTGTGGAGAACGCGCCAATAACATAGTTGTGCTTCTCTGAATCTCCCCATCGCTGCATTGTCACAACAAAGACCTTATTGCTCATCATTTTCCTCCGGCCTCTTGTAAGACCCTTCGCACTTCTTCTTTGTTCCATCAACGTAATGTGACCTGAGACGGCCATCCATTCGCGGCATAAGGTGTTTCTTGCACCAAGGGCAGATGTCTTTAGCAAACTTCAAGATGACCCCTTTCGTAGACTACGACGACGCGTAAGCCAAAGACATAAAATTCCTCTTCTTTTACCTCTATAGCAGCTGAGTTTCCGTTGGCTTCAATTTTTATTTCTTGCAAAAGCTCAGGAGAAGTATAAAGCGTCTTTGGTTCGATGTTTTTTCTGTTAGCTCGAATGATCTTTCCATAAATAGCTTCGAGGATTCCTTTGTCTGGCGGTCTATATTTTTCTGTGGTTTCCCGTTGAAGCTTCCAAGCACTTTTGAATTCTCTTTCCATTCTTTCATCAATGCTTTCCACGGGGGTTTCATTGTAGAACCAGTCGTCCATAAGGCCTCCTTGGGTGGGCTGACTCGTGGTGGCACAATACCAGCCTGTACTTAAGCAGGGTCGAGGCGGCAACCTTCCCCCGCCCACTTTGGACGGTAGCACCCAACAGATTAGTTCAAAGCATTGCTTTTTGGTTCTGCCTCCGCAATAGCCTCTGCCATCTGTGTTGCCATAAACTCTTTGACTCCTGGGACACCATTTATCAGATCAACAACGATATTCGCGATAAGGGGCGGCGAAGCGTTACAGAAAGAGGCTGTCTCAGCAAAGTCTTCATCCTTGTCAAAGGCGATGATGGCAAAGAAGGTCTTATTTCTAAGTTCTTTGTCGGTCTTTATTGAGGCTGCTTTCTTCTCCATCTCCACAAGGACTTTTTTGGCGCGTTTGATCTGTTTTACCAGAGATTGCTTGTTCACATCGTCCATAATTCATACCTCCACAATAGGTTGTTTTCACAAAGGAATCAAGATAAATCTAAAACCAGAGTTTGTCGCTGTCAGGAACCTCTGTTGATTGTCCTTCAGAGTCTATATCCTCAACTTGCGATGGTGAAACCAAAGGATTAAGCCTGAGAAGTTTTGCTTTTCCGTCGACCATTTGGTAAATGATCTGCGTGAAGTTACCATCTGAGTCCCAATAAAAAAGTCTCCTTCTATCAAGCGTTGAAGACAGTTCATGCAAGACATCTTCGACCCCATTTGTAATTGTCATGTGCGTATCCCAGGGGCCGACATCTTCAAGGACAAGCGTACTTTTCGTTGATTTTGTAATTTTGAAATTAGGGGATCGCATTGAGGCAAAGGGCATCAAAACCACGCCTCCTTCCCGACTGTCATCATATCAAGCAGGCTTTTTTTCTTTCCTGGTGCTTTTGGCTTTATTTCCGGCCCAATGGCTTCAAGCATGTCTTCGGAAATGCTCCATGAATATTTTTCCCCATTGTCGTATTTAATTTCTAAAAAGCTAGAGTGTTCGGCTATAGCAGCAACAGTCCCTGTCTGCCCAGCAAGCTCATCCATCTCATCAGGCCACCCACCATGAACACCTTCAGGTGTTTTTCTGAGTTCGTGCACCTCTTTGACTGATTTGAATTTAACCCTATCTCCTACTTTCATCTGTCCTCCATTTCTGGGCGTACTACCCCCCATCCGATGTGGTCTCTTCGGAAAAACCCTAATGCTTGTCAGCAGCCAGCTTTATCCCCAGTGAATTATCAGGTGCGTTTTAAGTGAGCGACACTTGGTGGGATCATAAAGTCTCTCCCATCCTCTTGGCCTGGAACGCCATCAATCTCTTTCGAGTTTCCGGGAGTCGTCCCAACTGCACCGGCGTTACCACAATTGCCTGTTTATCCTTTACCCTGCTCTGGCGCAGGCGATAGGCCCCCGATAGGGGTGGCGAGGGGCCACTGGGTTTTATTTATGTCAGAACCAGGCTCCTTCCCCCTCGTCGAGGACAATGGGATTTCTTATTTTGTAGTGTGGTGGAACACAGATTTTCAGAGATAAGAGGGTTTTGTGCGCCCATGATTCACACTCCTTGATATATTTGTTCCTGTATAATGTCGCCTTTTTTTGGCTATAGTCATCGCTTTGTGTAGCCAGCTTAAGCCTTTCATGAGTATAAGGAGCGCCATAGGTTGCGTCGTTGCAAAGAAGATAAATCTTCTTTGTGGCTGTTTCTGAATACGTCATAACTCCACAAACCCAATAGAACCAACCTGAAGGGCTTTCATCAATTCTGACAACATCTCCAAAAGAGAATTCTTTCATCAGAACCAGCTCCTTTTACTTGCTTTTATCCACGACGGCTTTGATTTTTTCTTCGTTGGTTGGGTCTTCAGCCATTGGGACGAGAAATTTTTCGACAAAAGTTCTCAGGATGGAAAAGTTTTCTTTAGATGGTTTTTCGAAGTTTCTTAAACAGAGGTTTGTCAATTTGGTTAAAGCTCGTGTGTGGCGTCTTCCTGGAGGGTCTTGAAGGAAAGAGATTTTCTTTGTCATGTTTATTCCCTTTTTTAAAAAGCGAAAGCCCTTTGGACGAACAAGACATCCAAAGGGCTTTCTAGGGGAGTGGGGAGGGGGTGGTCCACTCTCCATAGGTTTATTGTGCCAGCATCTTGTTTGCTTTGGCTATTTAATTTTCTGGCCACGCCCCCGTACCAGTTTTAAGCGTGAAAGAAGTTTACCTCTGCTTCTTCCATTCTTCAAGTAAATTTCTTCCGATTTTGCATTTTTTTGCACAGGCCGCTTGAGTATAGACCCGGAGAAGACATTGCTCACGACTCATGGTGTCCCTCATGGGGACTTTTTTGTTGAACGTGATGTCCGGGCAGCGGATTGTAGCGTAGTGAGTTCTCACCTTATAGACTTCGACCCGACCAATTTCCGCATCCTCTGCCAGAGTTGGAAGGTCGTCATTCTTCATGCAAAACTCTCCTGTACTTCCGCTCTTCGAATATCGACAACGCTTGAGCCTGGGAAGGTGTGTACCACCATCTTGGAGAACGTCTGGGTTTCTGCTGACATGATGGCCTGGAATTCGGACGTTGAAAAGCAGACATGACCTTTCCCCCGCATCATCTGTGAGTGCTTGTCTGTGTTGGACAGAAAGAAAACAGGCTTTTCCCCGTCGTAGATTGCGGCGACAGTCGGTGTCATCTCATCGGCCATATACTCCAGAATTGACGACCCCTTGAGTTTTTCGATAGGCATGTTGATCCAGCAGTTACCGTCCAGGCATTTGATTTCTATCTTCATTCAATGTCCTCCCGTCAATGTTTTGACTGCGGTTATAAAGTCGCACCCATATTGGTGCATGGCGATGTCGATACTGTCGAAGGTCTTATCACAGGGGTAGCATTTTACTTTGTTGATTCGGGTGAGGCGGGCGAGGGATGGGTTTTTGTCTTCGTGACACCATGCTGTTGCTGCGCCATTTTTAAAGTCGATGAGTTTATCTACTGGGTAGTTCCGAGCCTGCTCTATGTCGTCTTCTGTGATCTTGGATGGGATTTTTGCCTTGATAATGTTGCTCTTTAGGAAATTCATCTCCTCCTGGGCTTCTTTCTTCCAGAAATCTGCAATGTCTCCCCCCATATCTTCACAGGTTTTTATCAATGCTTTCAGTTGGCGGATGCGATCAAAGCCTGCTCTGACTCTGCTTTCTCCTCTGCGCTCTGCATCTCTTAAAATCTTCCCGTAGTCAGGCATCTCTCACTCCTAAAAGGGTAAAGGGATTTCAGTCGGCAATAAAAACTCTTTGTCTTCAATGCTTTTGAAACGACCTGATTCCCAATGGTAATCCATCGTAATGTTCCCCAAATGCCCCATCCATTTCTGTTTGATTTTCTGAACCGAGATGAGTATCTGGTTTTTCATCATGTCCGGGCGGTGAAAGACGATTCCGTAGTCAGCCTTATTTCTCCACATTGCGCCATCCGAGATGTCGTAGAGAGTGGGAATTCCGATCTTCCCTTCTTTGTCTTTTACTGGTTTTGCGGGGTGAGCGACGATGACGACGAATATTTTGAGTGTTCTGGCAAGGCGGATGATTTTAGAGAGGGCGTTTGAAAGGTATTCATGGATCATTGTCGATCCGCGACTATGTGTAACTGCGTTCCAGGGGTCAATGACGATACAATCGATTGCTCTTTCTTTGTGGTCTGCTTTGGTAAGGTTGATGATGGCTTCAAGGTTTGGCTCTTCGAGGTCTATCCATGAGAAATGGCTTGTCAGAAATTCTAAAGAGGCTGCTGATTCTTCCTGTGTGAGCTTTCGCATTCTCTTGCCATAGAACTTTTCCGCCAGCTTGCTCATGTGCTCTTCGATGGGGTGGTTTTCCGGTGAGAAGTAAAGCGTTTTCCAGCCATAGGAAACAGCCATGTTGACGAGGATTGCGTCAATAAATTCTGATTTACCACAGCCAGGATACCCTGTTGCGATCATCATGTAGCCCTTGGCCAAAAGCATGTAGGGGTCGAGAACTTGAAAGCCTGTTGAAAGGCCTTTTTTGGAGGGTTCAACTTTGCGCATAGCATAGAATTGCTGCTCTAAATCTTGCGGCCTGACCAGCATAATCAACCTCATTTGTGGGGGAATAAAATCAATAGCCTCAATCATGCAGACTGAGGCTATAAGATGCAAGGATTATTGAATTAGAAGAGTATTCTGGTTATCTTTCCTGCCAGTTTCCGTTGATGTCACAGTAGCCTTCCTTTTGTTCTGGAGCTTCGTCTTCCCAGCGCCTTTGGTTGAGGTAGGTCGCAGGTAAGGGGACGAATCCTTCGCACCATTGTCGTGATGTTTTTTGCCACGCCAGGGCCTTGGTGCAAAGATCGAGAAGCGCTATTTCCTGGGCTCTGTTTTTGGCAACTTTCTTCCACGATTTAAATGCTGCTCCCTTCCCTGTCCTTCTATCAGGGTGGTAGCTCTTCCAGAAAAGCTCAAAGGCTTCTGTATAAGGGCTGTCAGCGATTTTTTTGGTCTTCCCCTTGTCAGGGTATGCCCAGTCTTCCTTAAACTCCCCAGAGAGCATCTGTGCAACCTTGCGGGTGATAAACTCTCCCCTTTCCTCCATTGTCAGGGGGATAAGTTCTTCTTTGAGTTTCTCAGGGTTGACGAGAAACATTGTTGGCCTCCAGTTCGCGGAGTAATTCATCTCGAAAATAACACCATTGGCATTGCTCTATATCGTCGCCGTTAATGCCAACCTGCAATACTCCACCTGTGCAGTTGCGATTTGGGCAGCTTGCTATTTTCAACAAACCACAAGCCTCATCAACCACTTTCTTGTAGCGGTCAAGTTCGGAAAATAAACCAGCAACCATATTGTCAATTTGTGAAATGACTCCCGGAACGGAATCGCATAGATCAAATTCAGGGGCCGTCGTTTTGTAGTGACGTTGGTGTATTGCTATACAAAGCGTATCTGCTTCAGCCTTGGCTGCTTTGAGTTCTGCGCGGGGTTGCTTGCACCCTAAACATTCAGGGCTTCCAAAAAGAGCTGGTTCATAAATATCCATCACTCTTCTCCTTCTAACGCCTTTTGTAATTCTTCAATTACGTCAACGATGTATCCTTTTTTCATGTGAGGGTACTGATCAAAATATAATTTCATTTCTCCTAGAGCCTTTAATGATGTATCCCGCAGTCTCTCAACCTCTGCGCGGAGTTTGTCATAGTCCTCTGCCCTAACAAAATCCCCAGTACCATCTTCAAGTTCTTTCATTCTGCATTCGTAACAATGGTAAGCGCCTTTGAAGTCGTAAGTGCTGATATCCATCACTCTCTTCCTTTCAGTCCGAACTCCTTGCGGATAACGTCGGCAGCTTTTTTCGCTGGTGCTGGGTACAGAACAAACCAAGGACGATCTGTTGGATAAACTTTTTTATCTGGTAGCCCTTCTGCAATCTCAGCGCAACTGGTGGCTGTTTTATCGACTGCCTCCTGGTACATTTCTGTCATTGCCGAGTACGCTGTTCCAAGTTCTTCACACCTTCTCTGTAGCCGCTCAACCTCTGCGATGAGCCAGTCGGCGACTTCGCCAGCAATATATGGAGATTGTTTTTCGCGCTTCTTTTTAATTTCTTCCAGTGTCATTTCTACCTCCTCTTGTATCCGGTGTTGTCAACGTCCGGTATAGGTAATTTATCTCCGCGAATTTTTCGCATTTGTTGACCGTTTGGGCAGATGCACCAATTCAATCGGCCAACTTCTTTCCCCAGTGCTGACTTAACTCCACGGGAGTCAATGACTCCGCTATTGCCGCACAAGGTACAGTGAGTCGTCGTGTAGTAGTCGAGCCAATAGCGCGTCACGATGTAATGTTTTGCCCTGATTTTTTTCATGTCTGTATCCTCCTTTTATGCAGAAAAGCCCCTCCGAAGAGGGGCCTTGCTGATTATACCGTTTTCTTTACCAGCTTCTTTTCAAACAGCTTGAAGAGATTTTTTGTCAGCTCAGATACGTTGTTGATCATGATGCTTGTTTCAAAGAGAGAATCAACTCTGGATTGAATCCAAATCCCCATCATTTCAATGCCTTCTCTCTCCATCTTCTTGATTGTCTTTTTGACACGCTGAGGGTCTGAGGGGCCTCCATCTGTGATAACCAGGCAAATCTTACGCGGCTCGGTGCGCTGCATCATTTTCGTTCTGGCCCAGTTGATGGCTTCGAGCATTGGCGTTCCACCCGTTGCTTCAATGCCATAGGCATCCTGCGTTCTCTTCACGCTTTTCCCGAATGGGGTTATGACAAGGATTCTATTTCTGGTGCTTGGGAACGCAGCAGTTGTTACAGCAACGCCTGGGATAAGATCAAGAGCGTCAGCGATAGCATAGGTTGCTTCCCGTGCAATTTTAATTTCCCTTCCCGCCATTGATCCAGAGCGATCAAGCAATATGGCGACTGCTGTATTGTCGTCGGTGCGAAGTTCCTTGGCGCAGAAAACGCGTGGGTTATTGGCGGCGATTCTGTGCAGGACTCTGTAATTCACCTTCCTCCCCGTCTGTCTTTCGTGCGTTCTTTTGAGACGTTGTGCTGCGACCATGCGTGAAAGTTTTGTCCGAAGCCCAACCGTTTTTTCTCTGACTTTGCTGGTGTCGAAGTTTGTCCTTCTGTTGTGTGAAGCAAATTCTTCTCCTGGGTAAGAGCCTGAAGACTTATCCGGATCTGAGGTTGCTTTATCGTTTAATTCCTCCTGGAGAATCTGGCTGATATTGCCGAAATCCTTTTTGTTGTTCAGGATTTTATCAATAGCGTCTTTCTTTTCCTGCGATCCACCGCCTTTTTGGGGCGATCCGTCTTTCTTTTCTCCGCCTCCTTGCCCTCCCTGTCCCTGTTGGTTCTGGTCTTGTTTCTTTGGTTTATTTTTCTGTTTTCCGAGAAGGTCGAGAATTTTGTTGGCAAGCTCTTTAGAGTTTTCCGTGCTTTTTAGGCTTGGGATTTCGCCCATAAGTTTGCGAGCGTCGTCCATGACATCATCACCAATCATATCGCGGAGCAGCTTTTCTGTTTCGTCAGCGATTTTCTCAACGCCATCCTGCTTCAAGTAGTCAAAGCGACCACGCGACAAAATCCATGCTGAGAACACTTCACCAGGATCGTTTTGATCCGGGCTGAAGTCTCCTTTGTCTGCAAGTAACTGCACAAGCTTCTTCAGGTTGACGGAGCAACCTGGGTATCGGTCACTTCTTTTCTTTTCAATGCGGATGTCTTCAATGATGTTGGTCATTGTCTGCTCAGGGCCTTTATCTTTCGGCCAGACACTAAAGTTGGTGTCTTCAATGTGTGCTGATTCGTGGTCGATATAGCCCCGTGCAAGCGTGAACAGGTCGTCGCCTTCAGGTAGTTCAGGCAGATAGATTCTTTTCCCGTCAGTACATGCACCCATGTCACCAATGATGACTTCAACGCCCATTTTATTTCCCATAGCCGATGCGACGACTGGGAGTGAGCGTATAAACAGGTTCGACATAATTTCTCCTAAAAGAGAGCCCCCTGTTTCCAGGGGGCGTGTGATTAAAACCAGGCTGATGGGGGCGCTTTTTCAATGCGTTCAGCGTCTTCCTCGTCGAGAGCCTGCTCTTCTTCTCCTTCTTTCGTACCAAACTTCATCAACCCGCTTAAAAGACCGATGACAGTAAACTTGTCTCTGCCTTCCAGGTATCCTTTCTTCGGGAGGCTCTGCGTCAAGGTTGCGTTCAGTTCTGTGGCTTTGGCTGCAATCTCACTGTCGAGGAAGCTGAGGCTGTCCAGCTTTTCACTGAGCGCCTTAAGGGGCCGTAGCGCCTTCTGAGAGACCTTTTCCTTGCCGGAGAAGGACTTCTCGTAGACATCGGTAGCGATTTCCCTGATGTTCCGTGCAATCTCTCTTGGAAGCCCATCAAAGGCCTCTTCCAGCGTTGCTGAGATGCCGTCAATGCCCTGGACGTTGTAAGCCTGGTAATTAAAGGAGATAGCCCTTTCTACCTTTTCTTTTGGTTCTATTGCGTTTTTGATCGCCTGCTTCCATTTGTCTGGGACTTTGTTGAACCAGAGTTCACATGCCTTCTCATAGTCTTCAAGGAACGCATTCTTTTGTTCCTCGAATTCTTTCTTGATCTCTTCGAGCTTCTCTACGACGACTGGAGCTTTATCTTTCCCAACGGCGTAACCGCCAAGGAACTTCACTCCATAGTTCTGGCACAGTCGCTCTGCTTTCCTGCGGAGGCTTAAGAAATCTTTCAGCTTCTCCGGGTCATAGACGCGCTTAACACCAAGGCTCCCCAGCTCGTGTGGAATGTCCTGGTCCGGGGGCAGTCCGATGTCTGCTGCTGTCAGTCTTTTTTGTGCTGACCAAATTCTCATGACGAGGTTAATGCAAACAATGTCTGGGTTCATATTCAGTCTCCAAACTCCCGCTGTGCAATCTCTCTTAAGGCATTTGCGGTTTCAAGGGTTGCCTTGAATGCCAAGGCACGATCAAGAGCGTGGTGAATCGGGTTGATTCCCTTGGCTTTCAACGGGCGGAAGAAGTTAGCCATTTTTGCCCACTTCACCAACGTCCTGGTACTCATGGTGATTTCAATCTGGCCAGCGACAAATTGCTTCCTGACTTTATCGGCGTAAGCGATCATTGTCTTGTGGATGTCTTCAGGAATCTCAGGAACAGCTTTCTTCATGATGTCCAGCTCGTGAGCCTCTTCCGGGTAGTCAACGATGCTCATCCAGAAACGATCAACAAAGGCCATATTTTGACGCAGAGTTCCCTGGTACATCCCGGTCTCGTCTCCGCTTCCTGTGGTGTTGCCAGAGACCAGAAAGCCGAAACCCTTCGCCCGGTGGACAACTTCGCCATTCTTCTCAGGGATAACCAGCGGGTATCCTTCCGCAACGGCGTTTAAGCCTGCTGCTGTTGCCGGGTCAAGATAATCAATCTCATCGATGGCAAACCACCAGCCGTTCTGCATCGCAGTTGTTAAAGGCCCGTCAACGTATTGCATCGAGCCATTGACTAGGGCGTAGTGACCGATCAGATCAGGCGACTCCAGACGGCTATGAGCATTGACGGTGATTACAGGCTTGTTAATTCGTGCTGCAACCTGCTGCCGAAGCGACGTTTTCCCGGAACCTGTCGGCCCTGCCAACCAGAAGCCTTCGTTTTCGCTGTCCATCATGTGCCATGCAAGGATGTCCGAAAGCAAATCTTTGCGGAAGACATAATCCGGGTCGATTTTAGGCACAAACTCGTTTGGTTCGTCGCATCCTTTGACGGTGATGTTGGCCGGGATGTCCGGCAGGTTGAAAGTCTCTGCGATGCTGAAATTCTTTTCTCCCATTATTCTTGCTCCATAGTGTGGGGTTTAAAAAACCCGCTTTAAGCGGGTAAGGGGGTTCTGGCCCAATAGGGAAGCGCAGAAAGTTCCCTGGTCAACAAGAAGACCAACTTTTTCTGCGACATTCGCTGTTCGCGATTATCCTTGCTTCCTTTTTTCTTGCTGGCTTGAAGGCTCTCGCCTTTGTATGAGTCTTACTGCCTTTAACCGTAAACCGTCAGCCTTTAGAAAGATTAGGAGTCGAACCTAAATAGCTTTCAAGGCTATCCGAATCTGGTGGCAGTCTATCGCTTGTGCCAGCGTCTTGTTGCTTATGGGTTTTTATCTCCTATCGTCCAGAAATTCGCTATTCGATCAGGTCTGTGATGGCATTAACAACCTCAAGGTGTCCGTCAATAATAGACGGCTCAGAGAGCAAGGCATTTAACTTGTTATCCCTCTGCTTGGGGTCGAAATAGAGCCTGACCTTCATCTCGATTTCAGAGCCTGCCGTGGTCTTGGTGCGTCCGTCCTTTAGCCCACGGCTGGAGAGTGCCTGCCACGCCTGGGTATCGAGCCCAGCGAGTTCACGACGGCGGTGAATCCACTCAGCAATACTTTTGGTGATATACTTTCCGTCAAGCTCGATGGTGGTTTCGGTTTCCAGGTTGGTTCTCTGGATCGCGATATTCAGGCGCAGGATTTCTTTGTGGATGTCTTCACACGCCTGTAGCCATCCAGAGACCTCTTTCCGTTGCATTTCGACGCTTCCATAGGTCGGGGCCTCGAAGTCCATATCAGCGCAATACTGGCTGATCTTTTTCCGCAGATCGGCAGACTTCCGTTTTAAGTCTTTAGTCTGCTTAAGGGCTTGAATAAGTTTCATGGTTCTCCTCACATTCCGAGTAGGTCCCGAATTGGCTTCAGGATGAAGTCAGCATCGGAACAAAGTGATTCTGTTGCATCTTCAATAGCATCTTTGAATTTCTGCTCTGCCTTTGCGTTGTTGAAGTAGATTTGAATTCCGTAAGGCTTGAATCCCTCGCCCACCCTTGTGATGCTTATCCCCTCCTGCTCTTCTGGAATGCTTTTTTTGATGAGCGAGTTAATGTTGGGGTGGTTGATTATTTTTAGGTAAAGGCTGTGTTTAGTAAATTCTGAAACATTCGATATACCAAGCCTTCTTGCGATATTCTGAAGAATCCATGCTCCATCACGCTGTCGGCGTAGCCCATCTTCATCCAATCCTGTCCAGGTTGCTGAATAGTCAATCTTCACGATAGACTTTGTTCGCAGTTGGTACATTAGTTCTTCTTCGTCTTCAAAGTGCATTTGTCCTCCTGTGGGGTTAAGAAGGCCCTTGTAACGTAGGGCCAGAACGCCTGTCTTCTTCTTTATGCCCAATTCCCCCGTAAGCAGGACAACCGGGGCTCGCCGGGGCCAGCGCAGCTTAGAAGGGCATTTGTTCTTCGCCGTCTTTTGGCATTCCAAGATCGGAAAGGTTTAGAGCCTTTGCCTCATAAGAATCCATGATGATCTTTTGTACCCACGGCCAGAGTTTCTTGAAGACTGGCTGGTCGATGTCATGAATGCCAAAGTCGATCAGTTCATTGACGCGTTCCGGGGGCTCCATCCCTTTCATCAACGGGTTGACGGCTGTGATGTTGTTATACTCACGGTCTCCTTTTTGGACGAGGGAGACGTTAAGCAAACAACCTTTGTCCAGGATGTTGCTGACGGCAAAGGATTTGATCTCATCGTCAGAGAACTTCTTCCCGCGCCACGATTCCAGATGTTTCCGTAGCGAAGCCCTCTCTCCAAGAGAGTTTGTCAGCCGTAAGGAAAGCACAAAAGGAAGCTGCTTCCCGTCTTCCGTGGGTTCCATCAGCTCCCCGGTCTCAAACACCAGCAAGATTTCTTTCTTTACCGATCCTGGTTTTGCCTGGGGGTGAGTATTGTCGTGTGTCCCCAGCTCGATAACTTGAATGCAATTTGCCGGGTACATCCCGGATTCCAGACGTTGGATTTTCTGCGATGAGGCTTGCGTTTCGAATGTTGCTCCCATTTATTCTTTCTCCCAGTGTTTGGCCAATGCTATTTCCCGTGTCAGGTGGGGGTCAGTAGAGACAACACAGTCCCATAGCGGCGGCGCGTGAAAAAGTTTCTGCTTGTTAGGAAGCCAGAATATACCTCTGTCATCTTCGATGAGTTCCAGCGTTATTAAACGCCGATCTTCTTCCACAGACGCGACCCCTCGCGTCAAAATGCAGGTCAAATAGTTCTTTTGCAGATAATGAAGCCTGAGATATTCACAGAGCCCGAACACCACTTGCCATGCGTCTTCCTCTTCAGGAAGCTGTGGCAATAATTCATTCAATGTTTGTATCTTAGCATCATTAATCGTGATTCCAAAGTGTTTTTGCATACTTTCGACGACATTTTTTTTGCTGTGCGGTTTTATGTCTGGGATAATTTCCTCAATCCTGCTCCGCGCATCAGACTTCATGTCCACAATATCAGCGTCAAGGTCGAGGATTTTCCAGTGGTCAAAGGTTATCGATGCCATGCGTTTCCTTATAGAGAGTATTGAGCCTGCTTATGACCATCTCATAATCAAAACTATGCTTCTCGGCAAAAGTCTCTCTTCCCAAATGCGCTTCACGATGATGAACCCGGCAAAGAGGAATAACCCTGTAGTCAGAAGCAACCATGCCTTTGCCTCCTTTCCCCTTTTCAGGGACATGGTGAGGGTCGGAACGGTTCACAGTTCTGTGGATCAGGGAAGGATGGGACATCAGGCAGACCAGACACGGCATCTGCCTGACCCATTCCTTATATTTCTCACTCCGGGGAGTCTTGGGTTTCGATACGGCTTTGCTCAAAGAGACAATTCCTGCATTCAATGGCGATGTAATCCTGCTTTTCTACCAAGCGGAACTCCTCAGAGCAACACCGCTCGCATTGAATGACCCTACATCTCTGTTGAGACACTGCGTTTCTTTGCAAGACTGTGGAGCACACCAAGGATCATGTCCATCTTGTTTGTGGAGAAAAGGGGGCGCAGAATTTTGCCGCGTTCAAGAAGAAACAGGGAGCTGCCATAGAACTTTTGCGCGGAAGAGACCATTGTGTACTCGACTTTTGTTCCAGCAGCTTCTTTGACCAAATCCAAACTGTAGTTTTCCCTGGCGTTGCGGCCACTGTAACTTTCGGAAAGACGGCGATTGAGGATGCGAAGCTCTGCAATTTGTTCCAGGTAGCGTGGTTGTATTGTGTCTCTGAAGTGTTCCGGGGGGTTCTTTGGGAGGTAGTTTTGGTATTCCTCTTTAGCTTTTTCGTATTCGCGGTAGAAGAGGCTTGACTCGTGGCTGAGTTCCGGGAGGTCTTTTTCTTTGATCTTCGCCAGCTCTTTCGGGGTGAACAGAGTTTCCATCATCGATAGCATTTGTGCCATCTTTTCGCTGTTGGTGGGGGCGATGTCTTTAAGCTCTTCCATGTCTTTGCGCAGTTTTTTGTTGAACATCTTTACTCCTTGGTTAGATTAGGTTTAACGCTTATGCGTTGCCAGCCCTGTTGTCCTCCTTTCTCTTGGGGGCTTTAGCTTGCAACCTCCGAAGAGGCTGCAAATTAAAACTACCAAGTCAGTCTTCCAGGTGCTTTTCCAGTTCAGAGGCTGCTTTTTCAAGCTTTTTAATGACCTTAGCCGCAATGCTCTGGGCAAACTCGTCGGTGCTGCTTTCAATCACACCAACCATGCCGACGATGAAATAAAGTTCTCCACAGATGTCTTTAAGGTTCATAAGTGGCCCATCATTTTGGCTTCGATAGTGTCAATGATTTCTGCGGCTGCTTTCTCAACGCGAATATCGTCTATGAGGTCGCTGGAGCCTCCAAAGTAGTAGTGAAGGATCCTTCGTATAGATTGCTCTGCGTTCGTCGCTCTGAGGAGCCCTGAGGCGTTCCTGAGGTCAATTGCTGCTTCCTTAACCTTGCCCATTCATCTCTCTCCACTCGTCATATTGTCTGTCACCCAACAGCGCCCAGTAGTCTGAGCAGTAATCAGCTGCGTCTGCCAGTTTTTTAAGTTCTTTATCAGAATAGACTTGTGCATCACAGCAAAGGCTTGAGATCGGCATGTCTGGCTCACATAAACGCGGTGTTTCAAAACCATCGAAGAGCAAACTGCATTCTTTCCCGCAATCACCACAGTAATATGTCATTCCTTTCCCTCCATCAGAAGTTTATCGATAGCTTTTTGCAGTGTTTCGGCTGTTGCGCCGATAGCGCTTCCGGTGTTGTATTTTTTTAGGATGGGGGCGTAGTAGGTTTCGCCTTCTGGCCAATGCTTGTAGAGCTGTGTGTCTGTTTTGCACTTTCCAAGCAAAGACCTTGTTTGTTCTTCTATCTCTACAATGTGGCCTTGAAGGGCGATGATCTTTTTATTGATTTTTTCGTGTTCTTCGACAATTTCTTTGCTTCTATGGGTTGTAAGTTTAGTAAGTGGGTTCGAAGAATAGCCTATAGGGACCGGGAATTTTTTTGTGCCTTCAGAATCTTCTTTGGTGGTCCCATAGGGGTAAAAAACGATGTTTGGGTTAAAATCACTTTCAAGCGTTATGCACCTTGTTGTTGTTTTGTCTTCTTTTTCGATTGTCGCAATGATACGAAAGCTGGCACTCATGGAATAAAAGCTTTTTGGGACGTTTTTCTTGAATTCTTCAAGTGATTTTATGTTCCAGAAGGCTAAAACCTGCTCAAATGCTTTGTCTGCTAAGGCTGCTTTTTCTTTGGCGATCTCTTCAATCTTTGGCTTCACAAGCGCAGAAACAAAGCTGGTGAGAATTTCTTTACGAATTTGTTTATTCAGATTCATTGCTCCTCCTAAAACCAGGACTCGTCTGAGTCTGGAAGGTTTTCAGATATTTTGCTTATTGGGCTTAGTTCGTGTTCCTTGAACCACCAATATCCGTCGCGTCCTTGCCCCCCTTCGAACCCATAGGGAAAATCGTAATCTTCTCTTATGAGCTTTATTTGTCGCTTATACCCAGCCCAAGTAGGGCAGTGCTCTTTTGCTGTTATGCTGTCTTCATTGATAAAAACCCAATCGCTTTCTCTGAACTTCAAAACCATTCGTCTTTAGAGCTAGGGAGGGAAAGTTTTGGGATTTTTGGTGGGTCTGTTGGCTCGACATCAAGGTTTGTAAGCCACCAACAATCATCTTGGCCCTTCTCTCCTTTAATGGCGTAAACAAAATCCTCTGATGGGTATATTTTGTAGATTTGTTTTGTTGTTCCTATCCAGCTTGGGCAGACAGAGTTTGCTGTGGATGTGTCCTTGATAAGAACCCAATCACCTTCTTTAATTGCCATAGTTGGGGTCCATTGCTTTGGCCATTTCTTCGAAGTAGTTATCGACTTCACTGTCAATGTCCTTGCGCAACGATAAAGAGGCATTCCTGATCTCCAGTCCTGCCTCTCTCGTTTCGTGGCTCGCATCTTCGTCGAAAGCGATCTTTGCGCCCAGTGTTTCTATTTCTTCGAGTCTTTTTTTGACCCTGCTAAGAAGGTCTGTTGCTTCCCACATCGACTACCTCCCACAAATCGGTTAAGAGTTCTTTTTTTGTGACAACGTGCTTATTGCCATGCTGGTCAAGAAAAGTCTTATTCCAGCGTAAAGTAACGATGCCGTTAGTAAAACCAGCTCCCTTTTCCAGGGCTGAGTCCAGGGCGAGGACGAACGGTAATTTCTTCATCATCTCTCCATTCATAAAGGCAAAAGAAGTGGTACTGCTCATTCCACGCATCAAAGGCTAATAAGGCCGTGCTTCCGAGATGGGCGTTGAGATAGTCTATGCAGGCGCTTCCAGAGTGTTTTTTAAGCTCATATTGAAAGCGTCCTGGGATTTTGCTGAAGAGGTGTTTTGGAGCCCAGCGGAATTCATTGTGTCTTGTGTAGATAAGGTGGGAATCTGACCGAGAAGAGGCTTCCAGAAACTCTATTGGGTTTTCTATGATGTCCATTGCCAGGAAGGAGGACTCTTCAAGAATTATATCAATGGCTTTTTGTCTGTTTGCTTGGTTTAGCTCCAGCCTTTTTCCTATTCTCCTTCCAGTGTTCCATGCTTTTTTGGTGAGGAAGTCAACGATTTCTTTATCTAAAACCATACCGCGTCAGAGTCGCTGAGAGTCTTTGAAGACTCTTTCTTCTCCTGGGCTTTCTTTTCTTCGTCCTGCTTTGCTTTCAGGACTTTCTTCAGCTCAGAGTAATGCGGGTTGTTGCGGCTCAGCCATGCGTCATGGCCGTCTGCGACCAGATCGTGGTTTTTTATCCACGATACGACGGGCTCGACAATGCTTTGGTCTGCGATTTGGTTAAGCTCCGTGGTAAGAATCTGCTTGAGTTGATTTTCAACCGCTTCAGCCTGCCTTGCCATCTTCTTTAAGGCGTTAATGATGTGGACAGTCGCCATTTCCTTGTAGGGGGTCTCTCTTCCGTCCTGTGAAATCCAGACACCCTTTTTCTCTCCGCCTGCTTTACTGATTTCCATAGTACCTCCTTTGTGGTTGGCTGAAGGGCAACGCAGGAGTAATCCTGCATCGCCTTCAATCAGTCACAATCCATGTTGAGTTCTTCGATCCTGAAGGCCTCACGCTTTTCCTTGACCTTCGCCTGCTTGAAAAGGGTTTTTCTGTCTTTACTGCCTGGTTTAGGGAAGCAGCAAGGGCATTTCATCCCTTCCGGCCCGATGTCGAGGTGTTTCTTCATGGCTATTCTCCCTTGAGGATACGCTCTTTCTCCTTTTTGCTTTCTCCCCTGCGGTTAGCGATGATGTCCAGCTTTTGTACCTTGCTGAGCTGGTCATAAATCTTCTGCCGTTCTTGGGCCTCAGCCCGTTTTGTGTCTTTTAGCTTCATTGTTTCTCCTCAACCGCTAGAGTCAACAGTCCATTCTTTCCCACAATTTTTTGCATTTGTGCTTGTGGAGGCAGTTACCAAGGCTTTCTTCTCTTTCCCAGACATGTTCAACACACATTTCTTCATGGGGGATAGAGCCCCATCCATTGCAGTGGGAGCACGTTCCTTTGAAATGCGAGTACAGGTGTCTATTTATCGCTGTGTCCTCTCCATGGAGCTTGTAGGCGCTTATTTTGAGGTTCCAGCCGCCATGTCCTTTGCAGATATGGCATTCTTTGTGGGTTTTTGGGTCGAAGGCGTGTTTAGCAGGCCAATCCAAGAAGGCGTCTTTGTCCGATGGTGTCAAATAATTCAAAACCACTCCTCCTTTGTGTCCGGGAGGCCGTTACGAGGGTTTGCTCTCTCAACGATCTTTATTTTGTCTTTTTTGGAAAGCCAGACAATACCGATAGGAGTGTCTTTTTCTATGTCGTAGATTGAAAAGTCGCCATCGCTGAATACATGGTGGACTTTGGCCCGTTTGTTAACGTGAAGCTTGGAGTTTGTTTCAAAGCCTGCTGTTATGACGATTACATCACCTACTTCTACGATCATTTTTCTCTCTCCAGGCGTCCCAGTAGTCAGTTGAGTGTTTATCTGGTGTACAGATTGCTACAAAGACTACAAACAGTAGAAAGTACCAAATCATAGTGTCCACCTCCTCTTCGTGTCGGGGAGCTTCAAGGGTTTTGTTTTTGGTTCTTCAGGCTGCTTTTCTTCGACTGGTTCCCAATGGCCAAAGCCGTGCTCGTGCTTTTCGTTAATGCATCCGATAGATAAGACCGAGTTTGGGTATTTGGAGTTTTCATCAAACTTTGCGTCCCAACGCTGCTTCTCTATTTCGTCTACAGATGCGTGAATGAGCTTTGCTTTATCGTCTTTATCCCACCACGAGGAGCCTTTGGTCATTATTACAAGGTCGCCTGCTTTCATGTCACCTCCATGTATCAATTGCGTCTAAAGAAGCCCGGCCCCCAAAGAAGCGAGGCCCCCGTTGGGAGCCCCGCTGGTGTTTAGCGTTTGGTGTAGCGTTTGTAGTTGGCCGGAGCTTCTGTCCAGCCGAATTTCTTGAACCGAGGCAGCATAGAGGCGGGGACTGCTTCGTAGTATCCTCCTGCCGGGGAAAGGATTGTAATGCACCGTTCTCTCGCCTGCTTCATTTTCCACCTCCTGGCCAAAGTATCGCGAGGATAGCAATGAGCACTATCCCCGCGACGGCGATGGCTTCCAATTAGAATGGCGACTCGATGTCGTCAGCCGGGTGCGGGGCATCCGTTTCCGGGGCCGTCAGCGAGGCGAGGTAGTCCTCCACCGCCATTGTCTGGCGGGGAGTGTAAGCGCCCTTTACGGGCTCCCCAACCAGCTTGTAGCTGGCAGGGGTGACGTAGTTGCCAGCGGCGGTCACTTCACCGCTGACTTCGATTTCAACGCCGTCGTGCTTCTCAACGGCGGTGGGGAAGTCCTTCAATTTGAACGACTTTGAGTTAGCGACGTTGCGCAGGCGCGCGGTCACCGTGGTGCTTCCGTCACTTTCCTGGAAGGTACTGTTGATGAACATGTTGAGTTTCATAATTGCTACCTTTCTGCCGTTTAAGGCTTTAGCTGGCCCTGAGCTGGGCCGGGGGATGGAATGACCTACCGGAAGGGGTAGACCATTCCAGAAAAAAGAATCTTCACCCACTCAAAACACTAAAAGGGGAACAGACCGAAGCCTGCTCCCCTGGTTGTTATGCGTACCATTTACCTATTTTCTGGTATTCAGCCACGATGTCCTCGTAGCCAAGGGTTGTGAGGAGGTCACAGAGAACTTTGTCAGCTTCTCTGTGTGCCTCTTCTTTGTCGTGGTTTTGCTGGATTAACTTGAGCTGGTTAAAAGCGTGCCTTAATTTCCAAGCCTGCTTCGCCCTGTGGATAGAGTCTTTAAGTTCTGGGCTCATTCTGTGCCTCCTCTTACTGTTTGTTATGATAAATGTCGCTGATAACACCTACAGCGACTCCGATAACCACAAGCAGCATCAAGATGCTGCCGACGCTGGTTAAGACCAGCCATGAACATTCGAGCATAAAAGCCTCCTTAAAGTGAGAAAGAACCGTTTGTTACCGAATGAAGTTAAGGGGCTGTAATCACAAGCAAAGCCTGCTTTCCAGCCCCTTCGTCTTTACCACTCAATCAGGACGGATGATCAGACAAACGGCATAAAACGCCAGTACCACCTAAACTCCCAGTCGGAGTCAGCGTAGCCGCAATCCTCCAAACCCAGCTGTGAAAAGGATCTGTAGTTTAAATATCTGTGGAGTATTACCGTGTTTCCTACAATCTGTGCTTTCATTTTCCGCTCCGTTTGCAAGGGTGAGAAGAGGTAGACCACTCCAGAAGAGAGTGTCTACACCCACTCAATCCCCTATATTCTAATGTAGGGCATAATATACCCATAACTTTATACCAAGTAGTGTGTGTGTTGACGACGAGAGAACAGGTGCTTAGACGAACGTAGTCTCGAATCCCTCGGGGCTGGTACATCAGATGTGGTTATATTAGAAGCTGGGCTGTGTCTCCCCCGGTAGCCCGGTTGTTGGGTTTGTTTTAAAGCTGCCAATCGATGGCCCCCCTACCAATCCCCCACCCCTGCTGAAGCTTATAAGAACCTCTAAGATGCACAACATCATAGAAAAACAGTCCAGAGAGTTCTTTAATGTTTAACTTGACCTTATGAGGAAGAATCTTGGATAGTGCCTTTAATGGAGGAAGCGATGGACTTTTCGGAACGGAAGAAAGAGCTACAGAAGAACAATAGGACTGTTGTGCGTCCTTTAGACCGATTAGACAGTAAGATGACAACCACCGGGCGGAAAAAGAAGATGACCCCCCGGCGGATGGTAAACGCGATTAACAAGTATTTTGAGTGGTGTGAAGAAAACGATGAGATCCCCAGCATCAAGGGGATGATGATCCAGATGAAAATGTACCAGCGGCAATTCTACCAGTATTTGCAGTACCCGGAGTTTACGGACATTTTGGAACACGCCCGGATGATTATTGCGAACTGGGCGGAAATGGACGTTTACAACACCAAGGGGATGGCCGCTGGGAAAATAGCTTACATGAAGAATATTCATGGGTGGGCAGACAAGATTGATTCCACCAACACCACAACGAAGATACAACTCACGGCAGAGCAGGCGCGGGAGAAAATAGAGCAGCTTGCTCCAAGGCTTCTTGAGGCCTTGAAGAACACAGAGGTTGCCAAGCAGATTGTGCATGACGATGCGATTGATGCGGAGGAAGTGAAGTGAGAACAAATGTCTTCGTTCCTGTGAGACCCATCAGCCAGAATTCAAAGGGCTATGAGAACTATCTGAACTACCTCACCCAGGCCAACGCCTTTTCGTCTTTATCCGGCTCAGGGATTTATAGGTGGCTTGATAACCCGGCACTGAAGATAAGCCCACTTTCTTTTGGCAAGGGGAAGAGTGGGAATGTCGGCCTTCTCCCGATGCGAAGAGTGCCGATGCCAACGGCGATGGAGCCTGGGCCTGTAGCAGACTTGCCACAAATAAAAAAATCCCTTTACGAAGTCCCGGAAAGGTTCCCCTACAAAGGAGCCGCTGGTGCTGCTCAAACGGGAAGGAGGGAAGCAAAGGCTTTGGTGCAGCTTAAAGAAGGCCTTTCCCCCGGTAAGGCGAATTCTGTTTTTGCCCACGAGGTAGACCACGCTGTCAACGCAAAGAAGAACCTTACTGCTCATAAACAAGCTGCAAAGAAGGGCTGGGGCAGCAGATTCCTTTATGACCGGGCAAATGACGAGGTTATGCCGCACGACAAATACTCAAACAAGGCCGCCGAAGAACTGGGATCAGACGTTTACAAAAGGGCGCACCACGAAATCAGGGCCAATAGCGCCCAGGCGAACGACATTACCATGAGCCGCGCTCCCTACAATGAAACAGCTGCCGCACCGAATAAGCAGGTTATTGAACTCTCAAGGGACTGGATGCAAGACCCGAAACTTGTAAAGAAAGCCTCAGATGCGTTCATGCGCTATCTTGCCAAGGGGAAAGCAGCAGCAAAAGCGGCCACTCCAGCCCTGGGAATCGCTGGGGGTCTTGTCGATGCTTTAGCGACAGGGAATCTTCTCAAAAATGTGAAGAAGTATGGCGGTAGCCTCGCCCCCTACAAGAAATACCTGGGAGAAAACGTCCAGGAGGACTGGCTGTGAAAATCCTTTCCGTCTCTCGGTACTTTGAAAAGGGACAGGAATATTTTGAGGCAATTGTCGAAGTCAAAGACACCCGGAAGACAATAAAAGGCCTATACACAAAAGAGGGGATTATGGAACTGATACGGGAGGGTTTTGGTGGTCAAGCTTGTTAGAGACCTTCTTCTGGAGATAGACGGGGTTCTTATAGAGCTGAGTGAGAACGACGCTCAGAGGCTTTATATGGAGCTTAAACGACACTTTGAGCAGGGTAAGCCCTGCCTTTCTTACGTCTTGGGAGAGAAATGATTACCGCCGATTTGATGAAGATGGTGATTGTCGAGAAAGATGGCAAGACCTACCTGATGATGGTCTATCGCTACGACAACGAGTATTTAAATCTCAAGATAGAATACGACTACGATCATCTCGATATGACCCAGTTCTTTAAAGACCTTAGAGAGAGGCTCGCCCAAGACTTCGACATCTCACCCCAACGCATCGAGCTGCCGGAAAGACAGATCACCGACAAGATGAGGCAATGGTCTCTCTGGCAAAGTGGAGTCATCGTGTGAGTCTTTTAGACGCCCTCACCAAAACTCTGGTCGAACAATACGCCAAGCAACTCAATGACCAGGAGCAAGTTGAGCTACTTGAAGCCCTGGAGGTAGTTGCTCATGACCAGAAGTACAATAAGTTCAAAAATTTCTTTCCTGATACTGGTGAATACCGAAGAGAACTCTATCCGAAGCACATTGAATTCTTCAATGCTGGGGGAGAGTATATTGAACGGGCTTTTATCGCAGGAAACCGATGTGTCAGCCCCTGGACGTTCATTCGAATGGATTCTGGATTGCGCCGATCCGTAGAAGTTGCTTCTTCGAAAGATGCGACAGTTCTTTCGTGGGACGGTGAAGCACAATGTGACGGTCAAGTTTCTGGCGGAATTCTGAAGGGCATTGAGCCAATGTTTCGTTTTGTGACGGACACTGGTGAATTTTTTGACTGCACCCGTAAGCACCGGGTATTGACTGAGTTCGGCTGGATGCAAATTGACCAGCTAATGTCTCTCTCAAGTGGTCTGCATTTGAGCCAAACAGCCGGAGATTTTCTGGCCAATTATGGCGCGGGTGGCCATCTCGGTGATCGACCACTTCGTCTTTCCCAAGATAGCGCCCAAGAGACACCTCCATTACCAGGCGATGTTCCAGAACGCGGCCTGCTGGCATTGTCGCATTCGGATGCATTGGAGCGTATATCCAGATATAACCAAATTTCGCAAGACCCCTACCTCCTGACCATTGAGGATGACCCTTGCCGCTTCTCGGACCTGTTCGAGATGTTTTCAGGCCCAGCTTCGAGCACGCCCGTTCTACGGCTGACAAAGACACACCAAGAATTTCACTCACGTCTTTTTGAGTTTTCTTCTCGGCTTCAACAAGCAATCTTAGCGTGTCATGGCAGATTTTCTGGCGATTTGTTCCACGAGGAGTTGCTGAAAAAATTCCACGACGACGACAATAAATTGACACAGCTTTATGCGAAAGACCAAGCTCTTTGGCAATTGTGCCAAACCCTTTGCCCTGGCCGTGGAGTAAGAGAATCTTCTGGTGATGTTTCTCGCATTCAGACGTTTTACCCACTGTGGCATCCTTCTCTTGTTGGTTGCAAGCGCATTGTTTGTGTCCTTCCACTCGGTTTCCAGCCTATAATAGACTTTACGGTGGAAAAGCACAAATGCTATTTTTCCGCTGGCGTTGTCCACCATAACACGGGGAAAACAGAAGCAGGGGCTTACGAAATAACCTGTCATGCGACAGGGAACTACCCAGACTGGTGGGCCGGGAAAAAATTCAACAGACCAATTCTAATCTGGGTGGGGGGCGATACGGCTACGACTGTTCGAGACATTATCCAGAAGAAGCTTGTTGGAGACGATCTTCTTGATATGGGTTCAGGGATGCTTCCCAAGCAATCGATCATCACGGAGAAGTGTAAAACCCGCCGCAATGTTCCAGAGGCGCTTGAAATCATCAAAGTCCGTCATTCTTCTGGCGGAGAATCAACAATTGTCCTTAAAACCTACGAACAGGGCCGTGCCACATGGCAGGGGACGGAGGTTGACGTTATCTGGGTTGACGAGGAGTGCCCAATGGATGTCTATGGCGAGGGCTTGATCCGCCTGATGACGACCCAGGGGATTATGCTACTGACGTTCACTCCCCTTCAGGGCGTAACTGACCTTGTGTTGTCGTTTCTGGACAACTCACAGGAAACAGACGCTGAAGATAAAAAATACGTCCAGGTCGTGTCCTGGGATGATGTCCCCCACTTAACAGAAGACATCAAGCGCAAGATGCTGGCTTCGACCCCGCCACAGCTTAGAGAGGCCCGCTCCAAGGGGACACCAACCGTTGGTGAAGGTCTCGTTTACCCGATTGACCCAAAGAATGTTGTTGTCGATGATTTTCCTATCCCGATGCACTACAAAAAGCTTTATGGCATGGATGTTGGCTGGAACAACACTGCCGCCGTCTGGGGAGCTTGGGATGCAGACAATGATGTTATTTATGTCTATTCAGAGCATATGCAAGGCCTGGTGGAGCCTGTCGTCCACGCAAAGGCCATTAAAGCCAGGGGAACATGGATACGCGGAGAAATTGACCCTGCGGCCCGTGGGAGAAGCCAGGTCGATGGGCAGAAGCTTTTTGACATTTACGGACTTCCTGAGGCCCGTGGAGGGCTTGGCTTAAAGCTTATCCCTGCAAATAATGCACGAGAAGCGGGAATTTTTGCTGTTTGGGAACGCTTCACCTCCGGGCGCTTGAAAATCTTCAAATCCTGCACGGGTGTTCTTAGAGAACTCAGCCTCTATCACCGTGATGATAAGGGGCAAATTGTCAAAACCAACGATCATAGGTTAGATTCGCTTAGATATTTGATTAACGCGCCGCCTTCGCACTGGCAATATCCACAAAAAGAAAGCGGAAGAAAAGTCGTGAGAATTACCGACCACATGAACGCCTGCACATAGGAGGGTTCTTTGTCAGACCATAACTATCGTATCTGGGAGATGATCGAAGCCTTAGCTGGCGATGATGTCCTTCCAGTGCAAAACAATCAGGACGACAACAAGCAGGCGACGTTAAAAGGCATCCAGGATTTTATCCTTTCGTTGTCTGAGACTGCGTACTGGGACGACCTCCGTTTCCCAGCAACGGCAATCAACCCGCCCGGTGCTGTATCAGACCCGGATAGGGATGCTACTGACGGAACTCTTCTTTTCGCGCCCTCTGGAACCGAGGTTATTTTCTGCACCGCACAGCTTCCGCACAAATGGAAACAGGACACAATCATTAAGCCGCATGTGCATTGGTGTAAGACAACCAGTGCGGCGGGGAATGTTGTCTGGGGGATGCAGTATAAAATTTATAGCGTTGGCGATGTCGCTGGGGCTTTCTCAGCGATTGTATCAAGCTCGACAACAGCTGGCCCAACTGCTGATCTCAACACCGCAGAGCAGCACCTGATAACCCCTCTTGGCGATATTGACATGACAGGCGAAGCAATCAGCACAATGCTCATTGTTCGCATTGCCCGTCTTGGGAATGATGCTGGTGATACTTATGGGGCAGACGCAAGGCTGCTTGAGTTCGACATCCACTATGAAGTAGATTCCCTTGGGTCACTTGGGGAATTCACCAAACAAACCTAAAAGGACAGACTATGGCCTCCCTGATGGAACGACTGAAGCAGCTTAAGCGCATCATGATGGAAAAAGAAGAGACCGCGCTCCCGGAGAAGAAGACCCCGAAGAAAAAGGAAAAGGTCTACACCGAGGACGCGGTAGATAAGGTGAAATCTCGTCGGCAGCAAGAGATGGATATTCTAAAAGACTTATAGGAGAGGTCATGGCCAACCCAGCAGATGTTTTGAGAGTGTATATCAACAAAAAACCGCAAGAGTCCCCAGGTACAGCAATTGCCGAACTGGTTTCCAAGGTCTTTACGACACGAAACCTGCTTCATTTTGCCCACTGGGAGACAAATTCTTTCGCTCAACACATGGCCCTGGGGGAACTCTACGACGAGATCGTTGACCAAGTTGATGATATTGTCGAGTGCTATCAAGGGAAATACGGTCTTTTAAAGGGTCTTTACTCTCAGAGAGCTTCTGTGCCAAAAGATATTTTGCGTCATGTCAAAGAAGAAGCGGAGTGGATTGCTCAAAACCGCGAGGCAATTGCTTCCGGGTGCGATCCGATCATGAACCTGCTTGACGAGCTTGACGCTGCTTATCTTAAGACCATTTACAAGCTCGAAAACCTGAAATAAGGATCATAAATGGACCCGATTGTTGCCGACCCCAATCAGGACGACATGGAGTTTCTCCGGGAAGCCATACCGGAAGATGAGCCTGTCATCGATAAGCTGTCACAGCACGTTGATAAGGTGTGGCAAAAGAACCTTGAGGACTTCAAACCTGTCAGAAACCAGATGGCGCTTCTTCTCAAGCGTTCCAAAGGTGAATACGACAACAAAAAAGCAGCGGCGATCAAGGCCTTTAAGGGAACTGACATCTATATCAGAAACCTGGAGACGAAGTGCCGCTCTGCTGAGTCGTGGATAAAAGACATTTATCGTGGCGATTCAGATTATCCCTGGGTTTTGCAGCCAACAACCGTCCCTGATTTGCCTGACGAGAAAATAGAAGAAGTCAAGCAGGCGGTTCTTCAGGAGGCAATGGTTGTCGAACAGCAGCTTGTTGCCGATGGGAAGGTTGTAGACAAGAACCAAGTAGCTAAAATCATTCAGGAATACTACGAGCAGAAGGTTGAAGAGGCAAAGGAAGAGATCAGTAAGGACGCAAAAGAGCGTTGTGAACTGACTGCCAAGGAGATCAGGGACGACAATGAAGAAGGTGGCTGGAATAAGGCCTTCAAGGATTTTCTCTGGTATTACACGCGCCTTCCTTTTGCTGTCATCAAAGGCCCGATCCTGACTAAGAAAAAGAAGCAGGTTTGGGTTCCTCAGGGCGATACCTACGCTATTGAGGCCCAGGAAGTCCTCGCCCACGACGTTTATTGTGTGTCTCCATTTAACATTTTCCCCGCTTCAGGCGTGAAGGAACTCAACGACGGCGACATCATCGAAGTCCACGAACTCACCAAAGAGTCTCTTTACGACCTTATCGGTGTCAGTGGCTACGATTCTGACCGCATTCGCATGGTTCTGCGTGAGCTGGAAAGTGGAAAACTTAAAGCAAAGTGGTTCACCATCGAGGGGGAGAACGAAATCAAAAGGGCGATCCAGAAAATCCCCAACTACCCGACCAACCCGCCGACTCAAAACACATCATTCCAGAAAGAAGAAGACCTTGTTTACGCCCAGGAACTCACAGGGACTGTGAAAGGAAGCCTTCTCATGGAGTGGGGCGTTGAGGAGCAGCTCGATCCTGATCGCCAATATCACGCCAATTGCTGGAAGATTGGCAAGCACGTCATAAAGGCTGTCCTTAACCCTGATTCTCTCGGCAGAAAACCCTACCATTCGACTTCATGGGCGAAAAACCCAGAGACCTATGTGGGTGAAGGCCTGCTTGAATTCGGCGCTCCTGTTGAAGATGCCCTTAACGCTGTCGCACGGGCCTTGATTAACAATATTGCAATCGCTTCAGGGCCAATGGCTGAGGTGGATAAGGATCGCGTTGATACGCGTATTCCGATCTACCCGTGGCGTGTTGTCGAATCGACTTCCTTGCAGATGAAGACGGAAGGCCCAGCGGTTAATTACTACCAGCCGCAGATGCACTGCCAGGAACTTATCACCGCGTATAAGTTCCTTTCTCAGGTTCTTGACGAGATGACAGTCCCAGCCTACACACAGGGGCAGAACCAGGTTGGTGTCACATCCGGTACGGCAACTGTCTTTACAGAACTGTTGGCGGCTGCTTCCCGGTCTATCAAGGCAACCGTCGCCAATGTTGACGATGACATCATCGAGCCTTACATCTCCATGTGCTATGACTACAAAATGCAGTTCTCTGACAACCCGGACATCAAAGGGGATGCACGAGTCGTCGCCAAGGGTGTTCATGGGCTCCAGATCAAAGAACAGCAGGCACAGAGGAAGATTGAGTACCTCCAGCTCGCTATGACCCCGGTGATGAGCCAGATTCTTGGCCCGGAGAATTTGGGCTCGATTGCTGCCCAGATTGCCAAGGCCAACAACATCTCCCTCCCGGACATGAAGAGATTGGAGGGAGTACAGGATATTGAACAGGTGATCCAACAGATGCTTATGGCTCAGGCGGGAGTAGACCCGATCCAGCAAAATGGACAGGTCGCTAATGGTGGTGGTGCTGTTGCCAAGCCACAAGGAACAAACCCGGACGGTTCAAAAGCAGGGGTGAACAATGCTGCCTAAAGAACAAGTCATAGAGATGTTCAAGCGTATCAAACATGGGACTGACGGCCAGGACTTCATGGAATATCTTGCTGAGTTGTCTCGTCAGAACTATGAAGCGTTCAAAAAAAACGACAGTTCTATGAACGATATTCATAAGGGATATGCAACGGCAGTTGACAGTCTCTTGGAAACTTTTACAAAATGCGATCAATACAAGGAACCGGAAGGAACAGTTGATCCTTCTGATCTCTATTAAGGGAGACCGTAAAGTCGGCCCCTGAAAGGACAAGAAAATGGCTGGAATCCCAAAACAGGTCGAAGAAGCAGCAACGATGGCAGAAGACCTCTTCGCGGGTATGAACCCAGACGAAGAGACCGCCGAAGACACTCAAGCCGCTGAAGAAGAAAGCGAGACTGAGGAGACTGCCGAAGACCAAGAGCCGGAAGAAGAAGAGGAAGAGACTTCAGAAGACGACAATGACGAAGAGGAAGAAGATTTCAGGCAAAAATACAGCACTCTTCAGTCAAAGTACGACAAAGAAGTTCCTCGCCTTCACAAAGAACTGCGGGAACTGAAGCAAAGCATCCTGGAGCGATTGGGCGAGAAAAAAGAACCAGACACAGTAGAACCAACTACTGAAGCGGTGAATGAAAAACTCGTCAAGTTCCGGGAAGAGTATGGGGACGACCTCTATGACTACCTGAAGGAGTTCCTGAAGGAAGAGGGGAAGACCCTGCTTGGTTCTCAAATGAAGCCGGTAGAGGAAAAGCTGGACAAGGTAGAAGAAGCCCAGGTCGTTTCAGCGCGTAAGGCCTTTAACGAAGTCCTTGACCAACAGGTTAAGGGGAACTGGCGTGAGCCTTGGGAAAACGAAGACCCGGCTTTTCTCGAATTTCTCCAGCAGCCTGGGCCTATGGGCCTGATGACCTATGGGGAAATGATGACAATGGCGAACCAGAGTTGGAACGCCGAAGCAATGGCAGAGATTTTCAATACTTTTCTTGGGGCAACAGAAGCACCTACCCCGGGAAAGAAAGCCTCTACCAAGCAACGGGATGCTGCAATCGCTCCCTCCCGTTCGACCAGGGCAACCAGCCCGAAGGCCGACGAAAAAACAACTTGGACGCAAGAGTCGATCAAGCAGTTTGAGATTGATGATCGACGAGGCAAATATTCATCCGAAGAGTCGCAAGCGTTGTGGAACGATCTCCTTGCGGCTGCTGCGGAGGGAAGAATAACTTCATAGGAGAATAATTATGGCCGTTTATCCTGTTCAACCGGGTAATCCCGACTATTCAACTGGCTCGACCAGTCAGTATATCCCTGCGGTATATTCCGCACTGCTGGTAAAGAAATTTTACCCCAAGACTGTCTGGGGCATGATTTCCAACACCGATTACGAAGGCGACATCAAGGCGCAAGGGGACACCGTGTACATTCGGACCCGCGCCAAGATTGAAACCTTTCGCTACAAAAAAGGTATGGTTCTGCCAGTTCAGAATCCTGAAAGTCCGTACCTCACCCTCAAAATCGATCAAGGTGAAGGTTTCTCCTTTGCCATTGACCGGGTTGATGAGTTCCAGTCTGACATCAAGCTGATGAACGAGTGGGCTGACGACGCTTCCCAGCAAATGAAGCAAGTCATTGACCTGAACCTGCTGACCTCTATGGCCGCTGCTGGTGCGGTTGCTGGTGGTCAATTGGCGACAACCATCACTGGTTACAACGCGAATGCCAGCTGTGACTTCAGTGGCTACACCGCTGCAACCGGCGCGATTGTCAATGGTGGCTCTACCGCTAAGGGATCGACTATCTCCCTCGGCACTTCCGCTGCTGCGACCTCCGCCAACACTGGCGACGAGCTTCATGCCCTGATTCTCAAGTACGCTCGTTACCTGGACGAGAACAACGCTCCAGAAGAAGGCCGCTTTGTTGTGCTGCCGACCTGGGCTTCCGAAGTTCTGAAGTCCATGAGCAACAACACCTTCGGCCTGGCCTATGCGACTGGCATGAACACCGCTCAGTCCATCACTGGGAAGGTTCCCAACATTGACCGCTTCGAGGTTATGTTCTCGAACAACCTGCCTTCGACCACCGAGGCTGCTACCTCGAACTCGGTTCTGTTCGGCTGCAAGTATGCAACGACCTTCGCGACTCAAATCACAGAAAGCCGGATTATGGACAACCCGTTCTCC